TAAGAATTTGATGCTACGTTTTGCGTCATTAGCAATCCATACAGATCACTGCTAGTATTTCCCGATAAGAAAATTCCTGAGTCTTGCACCGTCATGTTATTGCCACTTTCATCTGTAGCTGTAAACCATACACCAGGATAGATTGAACTAAATGGAATAGTTGGTGTGCCACCTGATGCTGGTATGCTGCTTGCAAAAATAGGATCTGAAGGATATCCAGCTGCTATGATACCTGTCATATCAACATGTCCCGGAATCGCCGGAAACTGAGCCAAGCTTATTGTATATGGCCCTGCTGTTCCATCGCCCACTGTAGCTATATTTAATGCTTGCACATAGTTTGGCCATATATTCCAAAAGGAATTTGGCTCAGTGTAAAGTGGCACTTCTATGCCATTTACGTAAGCCGGACCTAAAAATCCTTGATAAACTGGATAGTAACTAATAGAGGACTGCAAAGACGAAGACTGAAGATTATAAAGGGGCATATTGTAATCGCATATGCCCGGAATAGTCTGAAGAGTGTAGGTTGTCTTGAGATCAAATAGCTGCATTCTGGCATCAACATCCATAAGCCAAAAGCGGTTGATATAATCAACAATAAGACTATCGCTTACCGCTGTATTGGAGGGAGTTTTTATCAGCCTGCGCACATATGTGATGATATCAGACAACAAGTTCATTAGAATCCACTCCCACTCATAAAGATAGATTTCTTTTTAGATACAGGAATTGCATCAAGACGTTGCACTACTGTATCAACTGCCATCGCGCCGTACATTGTGCCCATTCCTGTGCTCTCAGTCATGACGCTTTGATCCATTTTCAGCCTATGGTAATTACATTCTTTAATTCTTTCAGCTAAATAACGTGGACCCCAGACAGGCTTATTAACAGGTACTTCCCAAAATTCCGCAGGCATACCAGGAAATGGCTTTGTCCATTGTTCAATAGATTCTCCTATGATCTCTCTATTTTCTGCTATAAACTGTACTTTTTGTTTTGCATATTCATAGTCTTCTCTAAATTTTTCATTAAATGGCTCTTTGCTAGAAATAGAACGTTTAGGATTTAAATAGATGTCTTTAGAATTAGCTATTTGATTTTGAGACATTTTTGTTTGCATTTCCGTTTCTTCTTTTGGCGCTGCATTCATGCGATCAAGTGTCATCTCTTTGACGCTTTCGTTAAATGCTTCAAGTTGTTTTTCTGCTTTTTCTAGCTCTCTTTCACCGAGGGTGCTTACTCTTGGCTTTCGTGATTTAAATTCTTGTTCAGTCATATTTCCTCTAGTTGGGTGATATATTTATAAAGGTGCCATTGATGTAGGTTTGATTGTTCGTTCTTCCTGAGTTAATTGCTCCAGAGTTGATATCTCCGATAGGAATGATCTGAGGTGGAGACGCGGTGTATGTAGGGGATGCAATAAACGCGTTTGTATTGGTTGAATCAATCGTCACTGTGACTTGGTTAGATGCTGGTATAGAAATGACATATCCACTTTTTTCATTGAGTTGATAGCTTCCATAATAAGGAAGAATCAGAATGCGAATCAGCTGGCCTACTACAAAATCATGAGTTGTAGATGTTGTCACTGTAGTTGTAGACCCTAGGGTAATCCCTGATATTTCATATCCTCTTGGCTGGTAATATTGAGGATTGATGGGGGGATTGTTTTGCGGGGCTATTGGACCTGTGGTGATATTATGCTGACTGCTCATTCTATCTCTCGTTAAATTATAAATATAATTACAGAGAGTAATAAGTAAAACCAAATTTTAACTTAAAGAAAGAGGGAGAACTTAATCTCCCTCTAAGTCAAGTTACGGACTTGCAATATCATGCAATGTCGCTTCCCAATAAAGAACGTTACCGTTAGCTCCAATAAGAGCAGCTGAAGAATAGGTTGCGCCTACTCCCGCTCCAATTACGAAACCTTGACGGGTGTTATTTACAAAAGAACCGCTGATCGCAGGACCATTGATTGTAGAAACTCCATTTACTGAAGGAGATGGATACAATGCGCCGCCGCTATAAGCAACACCACCTGTATTAACATCACCTACTGCTAGCATTTGTGGGAATGAAAGCCCTGGAACGCTAGATACAGCTACGTTTGATGTGTAAGCTGTATATGCAGAGGAGTTAATATTTACAGTCACTTGTGTAGAGCTATTTACTACAGTCACATATCCATACACTGGAGAACCTGGTAGTGAGTTGTTTGGCAAAGAATTTAGCTGAGTAATACCCCATGCTGATGGGATTCTAAACGCTACTTCTTGTCCTACTACTAAGTTGTGAGGAGCAGTTGTAGACACTACAGTTGTTGTTCCTGTAGATACAGCAGTAATATAAGATACTTCAGGGGAGTATAGGAATGGGTAAAGAACCTTCTTCACATATGCTCCAGATGGAGATCCTGATAGTGCTGTATATGCAGTTTGGTTTGTATTCCAAGGAATTGTAAAGGTTGTAGCACCTGTTACTGTGATAACAAAAGGCATACCGCAAATTTGTGGCATACCAGTTGTTGAAGACTGATAAAGGCCTTCAAATACAACGATATCTCCAGAGGAATATCCGTGAGGAGATGCTGTTGTAACCACCGCTGGGCTAGCTTTAGTAATTCCTGAAATTTGGAGTTGTGCTCCATATTGGAACGCAAGACCTGCGCTAAATGTGCTAATACCATTAGATGTAATGACATCGCCTGTCATGATAACAGGTGTAACGTCTGCATCTGTAGCAAACACATCAATCACAGCATAGCCTTGACCCATGCCAGAATCCCAGTATCCACGAGGAACACCGTTAGCGGCAGGAGCGGCATAAGAGCTATAGTTCCATACTTTTACTGTATCAGGTTGGAAAGGGAGATAAATCGCCTTTGCTGCGCCTGTAGAAGTAAAACTACCTTTTGCGAGTCTTGAATATTCAGCCATAATTATACCCCGCTAGCGTTTGCAGCTCTTGTGCAGAGCAGGTTTCTAATAGCTGTATCTTGTGTGATCGCTTGCGCTTGAGCAAACTTCACTGCAAGAGTCGCGTTTTGAGCCAGCATGCCAGAATAGTATGGATCACGATAGATCAGGTTCATGGAATATCCATCCTGATTTATGTGTGTGACCGCTTGTTTACCAACAACTGTGTTGTAATAAACATCACGGCTGTTAGCAGACTGGTTTCTTGCTACTGGAGCTTCTGAGCTTGTCAGAATACGGATGTTATAAACAGAACCGTACTCAGATGGAAGAGCAGAGCTGTTAGTAGGATAGTTCCACTGGTTCAAGAATCCTTGACCAGTAAGCGCATCAAAATCGCTTTGTAGCTCTGTAGAAGAAAGCATAAAATATGCACTTCTTACAGGGCCTGTGCCGTATCTATCCATACCTTCGATACCGCTCATAAATTTATAAGCGTTATTTGTATCGAGAGTTGTAGCTACGAGGCTGAAATCTGATACTCCCAAATTTGAGGGGTTATCATTATTGCTGCCCCCGCCTGCGTTGATCTGGCTAGCCGCAGAAACTACATAGTCTCTGAGGATCAAATCTTCTGCTTGACGCATAGCTACGGCTAAGCGTTCGCTTACCCAAGCGAGAACGCCTTCTTGCAAGTTGTTACTCCTCTTACGAGGGGATAGGTCATTTCTGCCTATCTCTCATACTTTCGATATGAGATCCGACTATCGCTTCACTAGTTATTATAGTGTCTGACCGCTTTAGTCTGTCAGCCTGGACTTAAATTGCTTTCATGTGTACACTAGTTAATGAACTTGTAACAAAAGGAGACATATGAAGTTCAATAACATTGACCATAAACATCGTATTCTTTATGAACCCAAAATCCATGATCCGATTCATCTCGCATATCTTGCTGGTATTGTCGATGGCGAAGGTTGTTTTCATGCCTGCAAGCTTAAAAACAAACCTGGTGATGGCTATAAGAACGGACATTATCGGGCTGTTCTTAAAGTTTCTAACACAGATGTTCGCCTTTTTCAATGGCTTCAAGATACATTTAAAGGTACTTGTTCGGCATCCTTTAAAGAAACCAGAGATCATCTTTACAAAAGAGATTGCTATGAATGGGTTGTTACGGGACATAGATTGCTCGATATCTGTCGGCAACTTTTGCCCTATTTGATTATCAAGAAACGACATTGCGAACTCATTATCAAGTTTCGAGAGTCCTTTCCCATGAATTTGGGCAGGGGCAAACGAGAGATCACAGAAGAAGAGCAAATCCTTCGAGAGGATTGCATTGCTGAGATCAAGAAACTTAATGCCAGAGTTCGTTCTATTCCACATTGTAAGGTCCTTTAAGTCCTTGGCCCTTGTTTCCATGCCGCCTTTAATTAGGCGGTTTAGGGGTCCAAGTCAATTAGGTCTGATTTATCCAGGACCAATATAATAAATCCTGGAGAATTACTTGTTCGTTAATTATGCAACCAGTCGTTCATAATTACAAGTTAATTCGTTTTTGGCACTGTAATTAAATAAACCAAAAAAAGCCATTTGTGCATCAATGATGTCTCTTTGTGGAACTTGAGCTGGGGGATCAATACCCGCATTACCAAGTTGCACTGTAGGTGGAGTTAAAGCTCTTGGACGCATAAAGCGGCAAGTAGTTCCACCATTTGCTGGCATGGACACTTTGTCACACACCAAAATATAGTTCATAGTAGGCGTAGGTACATAGAGCATCGCAGGCGCAAGCGACTGGAGGATCATAGGACCTAGGTTGCCTGTTGTAGTAATTGACATTTTTTTATTCCTGTTGTCAATTTACTTGTCATGGAGATCCGTAGACGAGCACGTATTACGTCTGTTTTCTTTCATGACTAAATGAGGTTGCGAATTCCTCTTACGCAAAATGCCCGTTACGCAGGGCTGCGAACTTTTTTCCAGGGGCTTACCCCTTTTGATCTATTCATACGAGCTTTCAATATGTTTCTATCGACCTCGCTCGCTAAATGAGCATCTGCGTCATCTTTTAGAAACAATTGTAGATTTCCCGTTGGAAGTCTATCAAAAATAGAAAAGCAAACTGCGCATAAAAGAACTACTTCACCAAATTGATGAATTAGTGTCCCCTCTTTTTTACAGCTAGATTTACATTTATCGCATTTGCTTTTCATATTTTAACCAAGTCTTAGTGAATTCTTAAGCTGCTGCATCTTTTCATAAGCATTCTTTTGACCAGACGAACTAAAATCGCCTGCTGATTGATAAGGAGCTGCTCCCATACCAGATGGTTGGTAATAAGGGCTTCTTCTGTTTTTATCTATGGTCTCTTGAATACTTGGCTTTGGCTGCTCTTTTTCATGTAACTTAAGAGCTTTAATGTTTTTATATACTAGCTTTTGTCTTTCAAATCCTTCAGGCATTTCTAAAATTGTTTCTGCAAGCTCTGGATCTTTTTGATAAAGCTTATCTGCATGTTGCATGACATCTTGGAAATCAGGATTGCTTTTGAGCCAGTTATTTCTTCTTTCTTCGTAAATAGCTTGTTGTACAGCTCTTTGAATATCTGATTGAGTGGCTTGCTTGAGTTCTTCTTTGGTTTGTTGAAGACCTTTTTTAAACTTTCGTCTGTCAATGTAAGGGTCATCTTGGTCATCATCGTCATCATCATAAGATACTTTGCGCTTTTCTAATTCAGCCGCTTTCGCTTCTGCAGCAAGTCGTGCTTGTCTTTCTTGTTCGATTTTTTTCAGTAGTGCTTCTTCTTGCTTTCTAAAATTTAGTTCCTTATCGGACAGTGCGCCTGCTTGCGCTTGATTCATTTCAGGGGAAGATTGTGCGCTCATTTAGCCTCATTCAGATGTTTTTGAATCTTCTAGTTTCATTTAACTAAAAGTTTTATTTAGTATCAAATGTAAACTTTACTATGGGTTTCTCATGAAAATTAACAGACTTGAAACACACGATCGCTTTGAATCCTTTACTAGAGACTCTTTTGATATAGGAAAGACTTGCCAAAGTATCATTGACCAAAGACCATTTGGAGAATATCCGTTTTACATCTTTGCTCATAAAAGAGAGATTGGGCTTGATGAGAGAGTGTCTATATTTAATGAAGACTTGAGAATGTCACTTATAGATCCAACTTACATAAGAAAATATGAAAGATTAGAAAATGTACCTAACGCAAGGCTTATATGGCAGCCAAGACTTACAAAACCCAAAGCACAGACTAACTCAATGCTTTTTAAGGCATACCCTGGCTCTGACAATGTTAAAATATTATGGATGATTCCTGCTGAAGAGCTTTGGGATCAGTATTCTAAAGGAAAAATGCTTGAAAATGAAACTGTAGTAGAGAGCATCCATAATTTTAAACATAATCGAATTAAGCTTGAAGCGCCTGAAGAGGATGATCTTTCCGATGCTGTTATTGATAAGATTTATAGAGAATTAAGCATTAATGCTAAAAGAGTCAAGCCAGAGACTTCGGGGGCTTTACTAGTTTAGATTTGGCTACAGGATTTTGACCTGCTGTTGAAGTATCTCTTATTCTTCCCATTTTGTTTTTTACACCTGTTCCATAATAATCTCCCATACCGTACTTTGAAGGTGCAGTATGGGATTCTTTACGAGGTGTTTTAGGAGAACCTAGATTATTACCTTGGATTTTAGTAGACGAAGTGGGATCAGCGACTCCTCTTCCCATAAATGCTGCTGGAGGAGACTTGAACTTCTTCATAGGATTGCATCGCTTGGATCAAAACAGAAGGATTTACGAGGAATTGGGCCTTCCGCTTTTACGTTTTCTGAACCTACAGGATTTCTATGACCTACGCCATAGTTGTCCCCAGCATTCATCCATCGTCCTGTAGTAGCTCTTTCTTTCGTTGGAGCTGCAAAAGAAGCAGATGCTTTACGTTCTTTAACTGCGATTGGATCTTTAAAATGTTTAGACATATGGCCTCTTAATTTTATATGGCGCTATAGTGGCTCTCGCTACCATCACTGGCTCACTATCCACCGCGATTCAGAAGGCGTTTTAAGTCTTCGTTATCTAACACGCCATATAATTTTTTAGTTTCTATAACCTGCTTTTTGAGGATGAGCTTTAGCTTTTTTCATGCCATGCTCTTGATCTCTATAAATCTTTTCTGTTGTATCTGGATAGTCAAGAGATCCTTCTCTTTCTACTCCACCTGCAGATCTTTCTTCTTTCATTTTGGATTCCATAGGAAGAGGAACTCCAGCTTTTTTTCCACCGACCCAAAAGCCGTGGTCATCAATGCGTCTGCCACTCATTTTTTACTCCTTACCCTCACCAGGGTTGGTATATATAATCTTCTTTATAACATCGAATCCGTATATTTCCAAGAATTCTTTACACCATGCTATTTTATCTTCTACTCTTTGTCCATAAGGATGAGAATTGGACCATAATTCCAAATTTTCAATTCTATTATCGCTCCTAATCCCGTTTTTATGATGAACGGTCTCTCCTCTCCTCAAAGGTCTTCCCAAATATTCAGACATTATAAAGACATGCTCGAACATTCCTCCATTCTTCCAGGCATTTGGATGATCATGTTTTATTATTTGCCTGTATCCATGCTTTGTTATAGTTCCTGATCCTTTCGGAGCACATTTTAGATCCAGATCTGATTTGATATTGTTTTTCAATCTGTATCGGTTTTTTTCTTGTAATGCGTGCTTTGCTTTATCTCGTTTTAGTCTTCTTCTGGCGTTCTCTTTTTCTCGATATTTATTAAACCTTTCAGGATCATTTTTCCTTTTTAACCTGCTCTTTTTTGCATTTGCACGCCTACAACATATAAAACTACAATATTTTTCAAATGACTTTATCTCTTCAAATTCTTTTTGACAGCGAATACATATTTTCATATAGCACCCTCTTTTATCTAAGTACTATACCATGCTTTCCGCCCAAAAAATATGTAAATCACATCGCTTGCTGATCTACATTACCCATTATCTCTGTCAAAAATCTATTGCCTGCTGCAGATTGTTGAGCTCTAGATTTATCCATCTCTTCATCTAAGTCTCTCTCGTAATCGTAGGATTGAATCTGAGACGCTGCAAGCATAGTCTCTACTTCTCCATACTTAGCTATGACATCAACCATCTTTTCAATAGCTTCCATCTTAGCTTTAGTAGAAAGTGCATTATTTTTCTGCACTTCAGACAATCGTTCTTCAAAGAGACCTATGTTACTTTCATTTCTTCCATGACGCTCACGAGCTGTAGCAAGGTTAGCCATAGCTTTTGTATATAGCTCTTTAAGTTTGGCTTCTTCAAATGCATGCTGAATGTTAGTTGCCTGCTCTTGGGTCGCTGCCATTTGCTGCTCTTGCTGTTGTAGATATTCAATGATCTCTCCTTTGCCTGTAATATTTAGCTTAGGAATGATCATAGAAGGAGGAAATACTTCTCTACCAAACTGTTGGTTGATATCCATCATTTGCTGAGCTTGCAAATTTTGTTGAGTAGGTGTTAAATCTGACTCTTCAACAAGCACTTTATACTTAGAAAAGATCTTAGAATAGAAAAGAGGTGTAGGTTCTTCGCCAAGAAGAAGCTTTACTTTCTCAGCATTCCAATTGTTTAAGATAATCTGTAAACACTTATCCCCTAAAAGCATGTCAGAATAATCCCATTGATCAAAATACTTCTGAAGAACTGTTAAGTTTGCAGCTTGCTTTAAGATGGTAGTAAGTGAAGATGCTGTTTTATCATTTTGTGCTGACCAGTTTTCAAGATCAATACCAGATGTACCAAAGATTAACGTCCTTAATCTATCAGCTAAGGCAAAATCAGATTCAGGAACAGCATTAGGAACGATCTTTTCAACGTCAGTCATATCATAACCTTCGTTGATGATCACATCCCAGCCTTGACCTGTCTTTTTCATGTTGTCTTCATTCGCAACAGCGCCTACTTTTCTCTTCCAGCCTGCATTTATTGTGGCTTCTTTTTGATCATGAGAAATAATAATCTGACGGTTCATCAGATAGTTACTATCTCTCATGGTTCTAACTAGACCGCGCACACGTAAATCGTAATAGTTGATATGCGGCTCATAGTTCCAGAAGTAAGGAATAAAAGGACAATCATCAAATCCAAGGGGATTATCACCTTGGAACATCAGCTGATCATTGAGCACTACAGCGAGCTTCCAAGTAGGCACTTCTACTTCCACTAATTCAAGATCAGGAATAGCATAAAGCACTTCATCTATGTCTGAGTTATTTTCTGCAAAATCAAAGAACTGATTTTTTGATTTGGAATAAAGTTTTTTCTTCTTACGCTTCCATTTATACCATACATAAGACAATACCATAAGGTCATTACGTGCCATGTTATAGTTTTCTGGAAGGAAGTAGAATGATCCATAACGCTGAGGTGTACCTGCCATCGGTGCAATGTGCTCTATTTTATCAGGGAATCTGGCTTCCGCTTCCTTTTTACTAATGTACTCTTGGCACCATACAAACTGAGCATCGGACATATCGTAGTTTCTAAAGTAAGGATCAACAAGGAATGAATTGTATTCCCACACCTTAACTTTTAGATCGCCTTGTGCAGGATCGCCTCCTGTAAAATCAAGATAAGGCTGTAAAAGAACCATACCTGTAATAGCGGATTGCTCTTTAGCACGAGACTTTTGCTCATGTATGCCGTTGGTATTAGCAATATGCGTGATTAGCTTTGTATATTGATCAGTTGTTTGATTATCTCCCCCTTCTGATGCTTGGAACATCCAGCCTTTTCTATGCTGCCTTTCATAACCAGTGACCATGTTTATGGGCTGTTGTAGAAGGTTAAAATAGAAGTTTTGATAAGAAGATGAAGGCGTATAATTGAAATAGCGATTGATAAACGTCTGTGAGCCTGCATAGAACAAGGTGTCGATGTTACTTTGGTTCCACCTAGCTTGCTCGATAGGCTGAAATTTACTATAGAGATTGTCCAACCACTGGCGGACATTACCTTGATTTGGTTCTAGGGCATTATTCCATGGGGGAAAATAAAAGCTGATAATAACCTCAATCTCAACTATTTAAGATCGTATTCTTCAGGAAAGTTGAGTCTATCCTTTATCCCATATTTCATGTAGGCAATACGATCGTAGTTTCTAGCCGCTTCTAATATGGATGTATGTGCACCCAATTTAATCATCTTTTCATTGATTACTATAAATGATCTCCATCGATTTTTTCGATTAGGACCATCATAACGTTTTTCTTCAACTACACCATAAAAATTATTTTTTTCAAAGTGCTTTGACCGTTTCTTAATCATCATGTCGTTAATATTGTCTTGACGAGTTCCAATAAAAAGATGTAGAGGATTTGTGCATTCTGGATTGTCGCATTTATGACAAACAAACATTTTTTCAGGAATAGGTCCGTTATGAATGACCCATGAAATACGATGTGCATTCATACATTGTCCAGCAGCTATACCCATTCTTCCGTATCCTTGCTTGTTTTTAAATCCTTTCCATTTCCAGCATTCGTTTTCCGTTCCTTTTTTTACCTTATTCCAAAAACTTTCTATATATTTTGGCAATAACTCTAACTTTCTATGGGGCAAGCAATTATTTTCCGATCTTTTTTTGGACATAAATTATTCTCCTTTGCTAAATTAGCATTATTCCATGGGGGGAAAATATGAAACAACAAAATAATTTAAAAAAATCGGACACGAAAAAGAAAGATCCCAAAAGGGATTATATTTTACAATTTTTTCATTGTGAGAATTGCTCTAAAGATCATCCAGTTGACATTTCTATGAGAGATTGGGCGAGATTAGAATGTGGATGGACTAAAAAAGGATTTCAAGTTAGATGTGTTCGCTGTGATTTAAACATTATAGCAATAGATTTCATGGGACAAAAAGTTGATTATGATTAAAATCCTAACATTCTACTTTCAAGCTCATCGCTCATTTTTTTTAAAATATCATATAGATAGTAATTAGGGCTTGCTCTCATGGCTTTTTGAAATTCTATCCATCCTTCAGTTTTTTCAGGATGCTCTGAAACATTCCAAGGAGGAGGGAAAAACGTTTCTAAATTAGAGGTTTCTAAAGGAACTTTTATATCTTTTTTCATTATCTTTGCTCAATTAAGATTGCTTACTTATGCCTTGTTATATAGCGTTATACATATCAGTAGATTACAAAATGTAACCGACTCAACCTTCCGGAAATTCCGGATGATTCATCTAAACCCATAACCATTTGGATGATATTTCATCCTTAGCTCTTGTTCTTGTTTTTTATACAAAGCATCTACGTCAAATGATGCTACACGATGTGAAGCTAGTACGTAACGCAGGGCATCGACGCTGTGGTCGTCTTTCTTTAAAGGTTGATCTATTCCTCTATCTGCAGCTTTAGAATCCCATACATAGCCTTCGATCTCTCGAACTACGTTGTCGCATTCTTCACAAATATATAGATTGCCTTTCTTCATCTCT